TCAGAATTCGTGCGATTTTGTGGGAGATCATTTCAAGGGCTTCTTTCTGATCTGCTGCGAGGTCATCGTAAGCTGCGTGAAAGCAAATCACGCGCTTGAGGTTTTGGCTGATTTCGGCATGGCCTTCAAAGCTGCCGTATCTGGCTTCTCTGCCTGCCAGCATTTCGTTGACGTTGGTCTGTTCTGTCATGTTAGTACCTGCTCACTTTCTTGTGGATAACTTCACCTTGAAAATCTGCCGCTTCGATGCCCCCTTGCCCCCTCACCCTAAAGGGTGTGAGGGGGAGGGAGGGGGCTTTTCGAGCGTTTTGCCCCCTGACCCTAAAACACCCTAGAGGGGGATTCAGGGGGCTAGGGGGCTTCATTCTTGGCCACCTTTGCGCATCATCATTGCGCTGGACTGGACTTCATCGACCACCAGCCAACCGTGTTCAAAGGGACTGATGATCTCGGAAAGGATGAGAGCGCCGATCAGTTTGTCCGTGTAGGCTGGGCTGAGATCGTTCTCAATGGTTCTGGGTTTGCGCCCGTCTGAGGCCAGTTTGTCTTTAAGGGCTGACCGGCTGATGTAGGGTAAACCCTCACGAACTTCTGCACCTGTGCCCCACCAAGCGCTTTCAAAGGTCTTGCGGTGGGTGTCGATCTTGCTGTCCTTTTTGCTGGCCTGGGCGGGTGCTGAGGCCTCCACAACCACCGCGCTGGTGACTTGCTGATCGTCCTCATCGCGCCAGCCTGGGATCTCGACTGTGTGAAGTTCCACAAAAACTGTCTCGGCAAGTTCTGCGTCTTTGGACTTGCGCTGGACGATTTGCATGGGCTGGTCGTCTTTGCCTGGGATGATGCTGATCTCGATGTCGAGAGCGCCGCGCCATGCTGATGATCCCCTGGCCCTATGCTGGGCTTCGTCTGATACGCCGGTGTGGTGCACCAGGATCACTGAGCAGTTGAATTCCATCATGAGGGCGTTGCAGGCATCCAGCATGGTCTTGGCATCTTGGGCTGAGTTCTCATCGCCTTGAAGGAAGCGGTGCAGGGTGTCGACCACGATGACGCTGGGACGCTCTTGGAGCATCCTGACCTGCTCGACCACCTTGAGGTAGCCGGTGGGGGTGTTGAGATCGCAGCCGTCTTTGGAGAGCCACATCTTGAGCTTGCCTGCTTGGTGGTGGTGCTTCCAGGCTGCGACCCTGCCACGCAGACCGTGATGGCCTTCGCCTGCCAAATACACCACATTGCCTGGCCTGACCTTGTGGCCTGACCAGTCCTCGATGCCGCTGGCCATCCTGAGACACCAGTCCAGCACCACGAAGGTCTTGCCGCCGCCGCTGGGCCCGTGGACCATGACCAAGGCCTGGGACTGGATCCACTTTTTGACCAGCCAGCTGATGGGGGAGGGCTGAGAGCAGAAGTCGTCTGCGGGGATGAGCCAGTCATCATGGGATGGCATGAGGAGGCTGGCCAGGTCGTTGCCTGCTTGGGCGTAATCGTTGGCATCGCCTTGGATGGGTGGCATGACCATCCTGGCCCCAAACTTGGCGCTGGCCTGTTCTGCGTAGCGTTGGCCAACGCCTGAGCTGTCATTGTCTGCCACGATAACGATGTCCTGAGTTGCGCCGTGCATTTCACGGAGTGTGCCTGTGACTGGCACCAAGTTGCTGGCGCTGTAGGCCACCACGACCGGCCTGCCTGTTGTCTCATGGATGGTGGCCGCGGTTGCGAAGCCTTCGGCCACGTAGAGGGTGCCCGGCTCGTCCATGGTGCCGATCTGCCAGAACTTGCCCCCGGTCTGGCCGCCAGGGTGGTAGAGCTTGCCGCCTTGGTGGTCGATGTATTGGAGGCTGGAGATTGTGCCGTCTGGATCGTAGAGGGGGACGACAAGCCGACCGTCTCCTGTGGCCCTGGCGCCGTGAACGCCGATGCCCTTTTTGGCCAAGTAGGGGTGATCTGGGAGAGCTGCCTGAGCGCCAGTCCAGATTTTTTCCACCGTGTCGCTGGCCAGCTGGTGCTGACGCTCCAGAGCTGCATCGCGCATGGCCTTGGACTCGCTGAGGCGTCTGGCGTGGGCCATTTCCTCTGTCTGTGTGAGCTTGCGCCCTACGTCTGCACGCCATGTGACTTCGATGCCTGAGCGCCAGCAACCAAAGCGGCCGGCAGGGATGCCATCGCCAAAAACCAAATACCAGCCCGGCTTGTCGATGCCTGGTGCACCTTTTGTGCCTGACTTGAAGCGATGGATCTTGCCGTCCATCTCGATGTGGTCTGGAGGCTCAAGGCCTGCTGCTTTGATGGCATCAATGAGCTGCACTTCTGGTGGCGAGACCAGTTTCTCTGGTGGTGGAGCCCATGGGCCGCCGAGGACTTTGGAGAGATCAGCCATGTGTCACCTTGCGGCTTTCGAGATAGTCCGAGAGAGCCTGCAAGACTTTGTGCGTGGGGTTTGCGTTGAGGTCATCACGCACTTTGCGGATGGTGTTGTAGTGCACGCCGGTGGCCTCTGCCACCTTCATGGGCATTCGGTCTGAGAGGGCGTCCCGTATCTGTTCGAGGGTCATCATGTTGGTTTCTCCTGTTGAAAAAAAATCTTTCGATGTGTGGATATTACCTTAAAAAATGGTTTATGATTCGATCACACCACAAACAGATTCCCTGACAGTGGTGCAAACAAAGAAAAGGAGAGCCAATCATGGCGATCAATTTAAAGACGACCGGAGGCTTGACAGCCAATGGTGTGAAGTTGTTGGTGTATGGGCAAGCTGGTGCTGGCAAGACGACGCTGGTCAAGACTTTGCCGAATGTGGTGGTGCTGAGTGCTGAGGGTGGTTTGTTGTCCATTCAGGACGCTGATCTGCCCTACATCGAGATTGCCAGCATGGATGATCTGCGCGAGGCTTATTCCTGGTTGACTTCCAGCGAAGAAGCTGGGGGCTTTCAGTCGGTGGCCCTGGACTCGATCAGCGAGATCGCTGAGGTCTGCCTGAACACTGAGAAGAAGGCGAACAAAGATCCTCGGGCCGCTTATGGTGCGATGCAGGAGCAGATGGCCGACATCATTCGCGCCTTCCGTGACCTGCCTGGCAAGCATGTGTACATGAGCGCCAAGCTGGAAAAGACTCAGGATGAGATGGGCCGTGTGTTGTATTCGCCCTCGATGCCTGGCAACAAGACCGGCCAAGCGCTGCCGTATTTCTTCGATGAGGTGCTGGCGCTGCGTGTGGAGCGCGATGCTGAGGGTGTGACGCAACGCGCCCTAATGTGCGACTCGGATGGCCTGTGGCTGGCCAAGGATCGCTCGGGCAAGTTGTCTGGATGGGAAGCCCCAGACCTGGGCGCAATCATTGCCAAGATCGGGGGGAAGGCATGAACACCACAAACACAGGTGGGCCAGCGTTTCCCACTCCGCGTTACGAGCGCGGCGACATGTACTCGTTAGGCATGACCCTGCGCGACTACTTTGCAGCCAAGGCGATGCAGGGATTGTTGGCGGGGAAATTGCAGTCCGTAGAGTTGAAGGTGATTGCAGGCGACTGCTATTCGATGGCCGACGCCATGCTGAAAGCGAGGGAGGCATGATGCAGCCCGACCTGAAAGAACTGTCGCGCCAGTGGTTGCAGCACAAGTTCGATGAGGAGCTGGCCACGACGGAGCGCCGCAAGATCGAGGATCAGATTGTCAAGCTGTTGGCTGTGGCCGAGAACTTTGAGGGCACTGAGACTGCGGAGCCCGAGGGCTTTGTGGTCAAGATCTCTGGCCGCATTGATCGCAAGGTAGATGGTGACAAGGTGCAGGAGCTGGCCGCTGAGTTTGGTTTGACAGACCACTTGGCCAAGCTGTTCCGCTGGAAGCCCGAACTCAACATGGCGATCTGGAAGGCGACAGACGCAACGATCACTGGGCCTTTGGCCGGTGCAATTACGGCCAAGCCTGGCCGCCCATCTTTCAAAATCATTCCCAAGGAGTAAATATCATGGCATTTCTCAACGAAGCATTTGACGTCAACGAACTGCCCCAGGGCACTGGTGGAAACTTTGACCCGCTGCCAGCTGGTTGGTACACGGTGACGATCACGCAGGCCGAGCTGAAGGACACCAAGGCAGGCAATGGCCAGTACATCAAGCTGCGCTACGACGTGACTGGCCCGACCCACCAAGGTCGTGTGGTGTTTGGAAACCTGAACATCAAAAACCCAAACCAGAAGGCCGAGGAGATTGGCCGCCAGCAGCTGGGAGACATCATGCGTGCGATTGGCTTGGCCAAGGTCACGGACACAGACCAGTTGATTGGCAATAGCCTGTCGATCAAGCTGGATGTGAAGAACGACGCACAGTATGGAGCCAGCAATGAGGTGAAGGGCTTTAAGTCTATGTCTGGAAGTGCTGCACCGGCTGCCGCTGCTGTGCCGCCTTTTGTGAAGCAGGCCGAGGCTGCTCAGGCTGCCACCGCCAAGGCCGCTCCGCCTTGGGCAAAGAAGTAAGCGAAAAAAATGCCCAGGCTGTTGAAGGCCTGGGCAAATTCTTAAAGGAGAGACAACATGAAGATTCCCGAGTCAGAGCATACCATCCAGGCCTTGATTGACAAAGCGCATGAGGCCAAGAAGGAGGAGCCGCGCCCTCACATGGGGGCCAGTGGCCTGGGCCACCCTTGTGACCGTTGGCTGTGGTTGTCGTTTCGCTGGGCGGTGCAGCCGTCTTTCCCTGGCCGCATCCTGCGATTGTTCCGCCGTGGGCAGAATGAGGAGGCCACGATCATCAGCGACCTGCGTGCGATCGGCATGGATGTGCGCAAGGTGTCGAGCCAGCACCGTGTTGACTTTAGCAGCCATGTGTCTGGAAGCCTGGACGCGATCATCGACTCTGGCGTGCCTGATGCCCCCAAGACCAAGCATGTGGCTGAGTTCAAGACGCACTCCAAAAAATCATTCGATGCTCTGGTGAAGGATGGCGTGGAGAAGTCAAAGCCCGAGCATTTTGTGCAGATGCAGGTCTACATGGCCGGGACTGGCCTGGATCGTGCCTTGTATCTTGCCGTGTGCAAGGATGATGACCGCATCCACACCGAGCGTGTGAAGTTCGACAAGGATGTGGCGCTGCCTGCGATTGCGCGAGGCCAGCGCATTGCTCTGAGTGACCGGATGCCAGAGCCGATCAGTGCTGATCCTGCGACCTGGTATCAGTGCAAGTTCTGTGATGCGTCGCAGTTCTGTGCCTACACCAAGACGACCGAGCATGTGAACTGCCGCACCTGCGCGA